ACGAAGTCCCTATGACGGCCACAACCCTCCCAGCCGAATACTTGGTGAACAAGACAGACGACCAGCTTCTGTCGCTGGAGAAGCTGTTGCGTATTCGTGCTACACGACTGAGGTTTGCCCAGGATTGTCACAGAAGCACCAACGGCAATCGGATGCAATTCGACGCATACCCCCACATCGTCGAGCTGTACAACAACCCGTCGCCACACATCGTGTTGCAGGGGTGTGTTCAAAGTATGAAGGCGTTGCCGAATGACGCCCTAGTTCACACGCCTAGCGGGTGGAGGCGGAACGGCGACCTGAAGATCGGTGACGCTGTAACGCGTCCAAGTGGTGGCGAGGCCCACATTACTCACGTGCAACCATTTGCACAGAAGCAGATGTACTCCTTCACACTGTCGGATGGGCGAACAGTGGAAAGCTGCGAGGATCATCTGTGGGAGGTTCTGAGAGACGCTGATTGGGAAGTCTTATCCACGAAGGAGATCGTTTCCGCACTCACTACAGGTACGCAGTTCACGCTCCCCACTCCTGTTGCGGTAGAGAAACCCCATGCCGATGTTCCGTTGAACCCCTACGTTCTTGGCCGCTTCCTCGCCAGCAGGCATCCCGTTTCCGATCGTAGTTTGTTCGACGTACTTGCGTCGATGGGTCTGTTTAGGAATAAAGTAGACGATAAGTTTGTGCCACATGCGTACAAAGAAAACTCGGTTGTGGTTCGTCAGGCTGTGCTGCGAGGCATCTATGATACCTACTGTACCGTCGATAAAGGCATCGAATTTGAGATGACATCCAAGCAGTTAGTGGAGGATGTGCGGGAGATTGTCTGGTCGCTGGGTGGCACGGCTAGTAAGGTAGACAAACGAGGCGGATACTGGGTCAACGACGCCGGTGAGCGAGTTGATAGCCAATACTCCTATTCGACCCACATTTCGTGGCCTAACCCGAACGGAAATAGTGGCCCTAAGATCGAAAGTGCTTCGCCGTCCGAGGTCACAGACGCAACTTGTATCATGTTGGATGACGACGAGCACCTGTATCTCACGAACAACTACGTGGTTACTCATAACAGTGAGTGGCTGATTGTTGACCACTTTGCTATGGCCCACGAGGGTCTGTCGGTGTTTTTCGTTGTGCCGAAGTTCGAGATGCGTAACACGTTTGTTCAGAACCGCGTCAACCGGTGTGTTGAGCGCGTAGACGAATACAAGAAGATCATCGGCGAGTCGTTCTTCGACAGCATCGCAATCAAGTCCTTCGGCAAAGGAGTTATCAAGTACGTCGGGTCTAACGTGCTGTCCGACTTCAAAGAGTTCCCGGCAGACGCCATCTTCATTGACGAGGTTGACGAGTGCGATGCAGATAATGTGCATTACGGTCGCGACCGCCTTCGAGGTTCGCCGTTCCAGTTCATCAGGCAAGTAGGGAACCCCAAGTTTGAAGGCAAAGGTATCCACGCCTTCTTCCTAGAGAGCGACGGCAGAGAGTGGTTTGTGCCATGCTCGACGTGTGGCAAAATGGCAGAGACAGATTGGTTCACGACTGTTGTCGAGGCGGTAAAAGACAAAGAAGGCAACACCCTCAACTATAAACTACGAGACACCGAGTGGGTTGCTGGTATTGGTCGTGATATACGAATGATCTGTCCATTGTGTGGTGGCACACTAGAGCGAGCCAGCAAGCGCGGGGTTTGGGTTCCTGCGAGGCCAGAAAGCACCGTTGTGGGTTACCACATGAGTATGCTATGCAGTCCCATCAACTCGGTGTCCGGGATGTGGGCGGAGTTCGCCAAGGCACAGAACGACCCTCGGCGTCTACAGCAGTTCTACAACTCATGCCTCGGTCTGCCCTATTCAGCAGAAGGCAGCAAGGTCACAGAAAACCTGCTTGTTAATAGTGTTGACCCGAACATGCACTTCGTGGTCGAAGGAACGCTGGCGCACCTTCCAGACCACAAACACCCCGGCCCGTGTGTGATGGGCATTGACGTTGGTGGGAACTTCGACGTTCACATTAGCTCGAAGGAAGACAACCCGAGGCGTCGCGCGGCCTGCATCGGGAAGGTAAAGCAACTGGACGACCTGTTCGATCTCGTCAAGCGGTACAACGTCCAGCATTGTGTGATCGACTCCATGCCAGAAGCAAACCTCGCAAGAGACTTCCAGCTTGGGTGCATACCACTCGGGTGTGATGTGTGGCTGTGCCGCTACGGTTCTGAAGGCGTCGATCGAGGGCATCAACTAAACGCGATGACCCGCGTCATTACAGTAGACAGAACCTCCGCTCTCGATAAATCTTTCGGCCAATTACGGGCGGCCCAGAACATTCTGCCAGTGAACTTCGGAACAATTCAGGGCTTCGTTGACGAGATGTGCCTTCCTATTCGTCAGGTCACCACAGACAATCGTGGCAACACGAAGTACGAATGGAAGAAGGGCGCGGATCATGCTCGGCACGCAGACACGTATGCAATGCTAGCCAACGAGCTTTTTGGTGAGGCTATGATAGAGGACGTTTATGTCGGATGACATTCAAATCGTGACCGACCAAAAGGCGCAAGACATCATGGCTGCCGCTGCGCCGGACAATCCCGCCGAGGTGGTCATAACTGAAGCCTTCATTACTGATGAAGGAGACGTTGTGTCAAACGGGGAGTTCATGGCCAATTTCTCCAAGATGGCACAGAAGAAGGCACGTGGTGACGATGACGTCAGCGCGTCAAGCCTGAAGGTCGGCATACAGAAATACATTGAGGGCTCCAGCCAATCCTCACTCGGAACAAACGAAGGCGCGACCCTATCAGACGAGCCCGTCGTCGAGCCCCCGTACGACCCCTCCATTCTGGCCACCTTCCTCGACCTTGACGAGACGCACTATCGTTGTGTGCGGGCCAAGACGACCGATTCAGTTGGGCGACCCTGGTCGTTGCGACTAGCACGATTGCCGGATGGAACGCAGGTTGACCCCGCAGCCATCACAGATCAATTGAAGACGCAAGCGAAGGCAGAGACAGTCGCCATCATGGAGTTTGTTGAGGAGTGCAACGACGCCCTGGGGTTCAACAGCGTAGTTCAGCGTGCTTGCATGAACTACGAGGCAATTGGTTGGGGTGCTCTTGAAGTGATCCGTTCGAGGGACAAGAAAATCCGTCGCCTTGACCAGATTCCAGCCGAACGCGTGAAGGTTCTGAGAGGCTGGAAGGGTTTCGTTGAGGAAATTGCTCCAAGGAAGTATCGGTACTACCAACCGTTCGGGCAGAAGGTCGTTAGCACAACTCGTAAAGACCCCATCACTGGACGGCCCGAGACGTACAACCCCGTGAAAGACGGTCCGATCAACAGCCGAAGGACGGCGTGGAACTTCGTTGACAAGAACACCGGGAAACCTACGGATTCATACGAAGACTCTGCGACAGAGGTGATTTACGTTCCGAAGGACCACGTCAACTCAATCTACTATGGTATCCCGGACATCATCTCGGCAGCTACCAGCCTCCTGACCAACGTGAACATCCGCGAGTACGTTCTACAGTTCTTCGAGAACAACACCATTCCGCGTTACGCCATCGTGATTGAAGGCGCCAATATGTCGCCTGACGTGAAGAAACTTGTTACCCAGTTCTTCAAAGAGGGCATCAAGGGTAAGAACCACAAGACCCTGATCGTACCCATTCCCGCGACCGGCGGACAGGTTAAGGTAGACTTCAAGAGGCTAGACGCGGACGCGCAAGAAGCAAGTTTCCAAGAGACGTATAAGGCGCAGAGAAGCAACATTCTTGTCGCACACGGTGTGAGTCCTGCGATCATTGGCATTGCCGAAGCAGCCAACCTAGGCAGCGGCAAGGGTCTTTCGCAGGCAGAAATCTACAAGGATCGCATCGTTACGCCACAGCAGAGTCTATGGGAGAACCACATTAACAGGTTGTTCCGATACGGCCTTGGTGTACTCACCGTCCAACTTGAATACAACGACCTCGATATCCGAGACGAGGCCGCCGAGTCCCAGATTGTCGAACGATATGTCAAGAATGGCGTAATGACCCGCGATGAAGGCCGCGAGCGAGTGCGAGTTGGTGGTTCGATAGACGGCGGTGACGTCGCAACAATCAGTGATCGCACCATTATGCCCGTTGAAACGCTGGACGGACTTGCGGAGAGCAACCAAACACTACGAGACACCGAAGCGGAGTCGCGCGCGATTGAAGAAGAGATACGCTTGCGTGACGAGCAACGAGAAACCGAGCAGCCTACAGTATGACCGCTACGTTAGAAGCACAACTCGTAACAAAGCAAGCCGAGAGCTTCCTGGTCCGTTCAGCCACGAAGGGCAAGAGGCTATCCGTTGAGAAGCACTTCGAGAACAGGCTGCTTGAGCTGCTGAATCTGTGGAATACTGAATTGGCCGATCTCCTGCTAGAAAGAGGTGTTCTGGACGCCGCTCAACGGCAGGCAAGAGTTCTAAAAGCTAGTGACCTAACAGACGAGGAATACAAGAAAGCCACCGAAGGCACGATTACTCAACTGTTCGCTTTGGCGTTCGATACCATCATCGAGAGCGATCTTCGTAGGGCATTATCCATTCTGTGGACGACGAACATAATCCTCGCATACGAACTAGGTGCAATCGTTGCACTAGAACACCTTGGCGTCAATGCCATGGTCAAGAGGGTCGCAACCAAAGCCGCCGAGGTCTTCGTTTTCGAGCTTACGGACGCCGAGGTCATAGCGGCGCTTGAGAACCGCGCGATTAAGTACGGGCGAGGTCTCACCGCCGAGACGATCCAAGACGCACGATCAGCCGTGAAGGATGGGTTCTTCTTAGGCACAAAGACGATTGACGAGGTCGCTGCAACTATCAGGGCGGGCAATGGAACGTCCGCGTGGCGGGCATTGAAGATCGCACGCACCGAAACACAGGCCGCGTACAGCACCGCCATGTTCGATATGTACTACAGGTCGGGTGTGCGGCGTAAACGCTGGCTGACGGTCGGCGATCAACGCGTGAGGCCGTCTCACGTAGATAACGCGTCTGCTGGCTGGCTTACAGCGGTAGATACGTTCCCGTCTGGCCAACTCCACCCCGGAGAAGGGGTCGATTCCGTCAACTGCCGATGCTCGTTGCAAGCCGACCTGGACGATCCCCAACTAATCCTAACACCGTGGGACGGCAGTGGTTTTTCAATCCCACCGTCTGTTCCGATTGCATAGGAATACGCTAGATGGAAACCATCACGAAAACAGGCGACCGTCAACTCCTTAGTGTATCCGCGCCAATGAGTTTGGCCGAACCTATGGACGATACCGATGTCGCTAAGATACGTGGGTTCATGTCGGTTGAACTTGAGGACCGCAGCGGAGACTTTGTGCCCGCAGACGAGTTCAATATCAAGAGCTTCATGGCGAAGCCGGTCTTGATGTACAACCACCGTTTTTGGCGCGACGCACACGGAAACGAGATTTCCATTGGCGTCGTTAAAGATATGTTCGTGGCTTCGATTGCGAATATCGAAGGCGACACCGAGAACTACGCCGTAGTTCGTACAGACACGAATGAGATTGCAGACACCTTCCCAAAGCGGCTCGCCATAGACATGCGTGTCGGAATGAAAGGTGTTTGGGCAGTCGCAGAGATCACCGTTCCAGAGGTTGCTCAGAAAGTCAAAGATGGCGAACTGAACGCATTCAGTTGGCGTGGGCTTGCGAGGGTTGGCAGCCGAGAGCTACCCGACGGAACAATCCAGAAGCTGTTAGCAGACATCGACTTGTTTGAACTCAGCACAGTTTACATTCCTGACAACCCTGCCGCCACCTTCGCAGTCGGTAAGGGTTTTGACGATACCGCAGACGACTTGATTCTATATTCGATTCGTCTGGACAAGACACGATTTGAAACAGATGGTATGGCAAACGAGTACCTGAGATTACACGAACTGGATAACGACGGAGTACACGAGGACACATCAGCCTATTACGCAGTCCAGAAATCTCTCGACGATTTCCAAGAGCGTAGTTTGGTCGCAGTGAAAATAGCAGCGGGTGTTAAAGCCGTTGTCGGTCCTCTCAAAGAGAAATCTCAACCGATTCCCGAAGGGATTGGCACGCTGCTGGAGGATAGTCTTCTCCATCAGTTCAAACAATGGGCAAACCTACAGGAGCCTCTTATGAGCAACGAAGATACGAAGGCTTCCGATACGATGGACGAGACCGTCGAGGAAGCTACGAAGGAAAGTCCCGAAATGTCCGACGCAGACCAGCGGCTGCTCGAAGCGATTAAGACGGCTGTTGTTGCCGGTGTCGCTGAAAGCGTCCCCGCCATTTTGTCTGACACCATGACCCCGACGCTGCAAGGCATCGCAGACACTCTCAAGAGCGTTGGCGACGTCATGCGGACCTTCGCAGAGAAGCAGAGCGAGGTCACCGTCGAAACCGAAGATGCCGAAGACGGCGCAGAAGCCGCCGAAGACGAGACTGTCGCCACAGAGGGCGATGCCGAAGACACTACGGCCGACACCCTGAAGTCGATGGCTGATATGCTGAAGAAGGTTACAGAGCAACAGGCTCAAACCGAAGAGCAGCTTCTTTCTTTCGCCAAGTCCGCACAGGCCGCTATGACCCGTGACGAGGTTATCGAAACCGTCGAGGAAGACCCGAACGCGGTCTTTGACTCACAGTTCCCCTTCGACTAAAACTAACCCGCTACAGCAATCCACCACGACCTTTCAGGAGAATACTCACATGAGTGCAGAGAACTACACGATCCCGCTCAGTCGCATCAAGAAGACCGCGATTGACGAAACGTCCCTTCCAAATAGCGTTATGAATCGGCAGCAGGCGGACCGCTTCATTGACCTTGTGGTCAACGAGTCCGTGCTTGTTCGCCGATCGCGAGTTGTCCGGGTTAGCTCTAACAAGGGTGAAGTCCAGAAGCTCGACCTCGGTAACATCGTTACTGAAGGCGCTGCAACCACCAGTACGCCGACCACGCGCATTCCGCAGGAATCCGTGCTGACGTACGACACGGTGAAGTACCGTTCGGCCTTCGACCTGAAGACCGACTTCACCGAGGACAACGTCGAAGGTGTTGGTGTCCGTGACACTTTGCTGAATATGTTCAGCAAGCGGATCGCCACCGACAGTGAAATGGCGTACATCCAGGGCGACGACTCTCTGGTCACCGGCGACGGCCAGTCCAACTCCAACAACCTGCTTGGTGCGAACGACGGTCTCCAGACCATTCTGGCTGCCGAGGTTCCCGCCGCACAACAGCTTGACGCGGCAGGGGCTGCGCCGAGTAAGCAGTTGTACTACGACATGAAGCGGCAAATCCCGAATCGCTACCGTATCGAGAAGCCGAACTACGTCTGGATTGTCCCGTCAGGTGTCCATGACAAGTGGATGCTAGATTGGTCCGACCGGGCGACCACGGGCGGCGACGCTGTGCTTGCTAGTGGCCTGACCCCAGGCCCGTGGGGCATTCCGATGCTTGAGGTTCCCCTCATGCCAGAGGACTTGACGTTCGGCACTGCCGGTACTGATGGCAGCCAGATTTGGCTGACGCCGCTGGCTAACCTCGTCTACTTCATTCAGCGTGACATTACGCTCGAATGGGAGCGCGTGCCTCGTCAGGATATGTGGCAGTCGACGGTCCACTTCCGCGTGGACTTCGAGGTCGAGAACCCCCTTATGGTGGTCACGGCCCTGAATGTGTCGCTCAGCGGTTCCGATTACACCTAAACCATGTAGTCCATGAGTCCGGTGGCTTAACGGCCACCGGCACTCTTTATGTCGCAGCTTTCGATGATTGATGGTAAACTGGTGCTTATAAACGGCACCCTAGCAATGGACGACACGTGCTGCGCGTGCCTGAACTGCCCAACGGATATCAGTGGTTGCGCGGCCTCGTTCACGCTGACGTTTTCAGACAACAACAGCAACGCGTCATTTGCATGCGGGATATGCAGCGGTTCGATTACCGTGGCTGTCGGAAACACTCTTACTAGGTTCGGCTCTTTGTATTCCGGCGCCTTGGCAAATAGCGGTTCGTGTGTAGGGTGCCCAAGTGCAATTATACAATGTGACCCAACGAACGGTTGGAGGATAGGGTTAGCTGACGACGCCGCCGTCATTTACTTTATGTACCCAAACGGTTACTCCTCGATAAACCCCAACTATGACGCGTGCCCACCAACGGGTTCTTGGGCATCCGAGGGTGGTTCTGGGGACACTTTCGCGGCGACCTTAGCATAAGGTAAGAAATGGCAAGAACAGCAATCATTACTTGGCTGTCTGGAGTTTGCCGAGTTGGGGAGGATTGCGAGAAGTACGGTGACCCATACGAGATCAGTTTCACGCTTCAATGGCTTAGCGACGGG